GAAACCATATCCAGAAAGTATCTCAATGTCTGTCTGGCTCGCATTTGTACTCCTGTTTCCTCCACTAGCATCTGGGTATATGTAAATCTTATTCATAGGGTATCTGGCTTTTATCTCTTGAGCAATAGAGTCAGTATCGTGACTCCCGCTTATTTCGTCAAATATTAACAATTTTTGATCTTGCACAATGCCGATCACTGCGTTCATGTTGCCAATATTAAAGTCCATGCCCACTCTTAAAGGCTCAAGACCAATATCAGGCTTGATGTTTGTGACATTCTGCTCTCTGGTAAAGCGATCATACACTTGACCTGTGGTTAGATTTATGAACTCTCCATTAAGATATGCCTGTAGCATTGATGGATCGTAGTTGGCTTGCATACGTTCAATAAAGTCACTTGGCAAATGTGGATTATCTTGAGTCCTCATCTTAATTAACTGCCTATCTGTTCTCTCCTTAGCTTCGTCTGTACCAAAGGTGTTATATAACCAGCGGAACCCTTCTGGTGTACTAGCTGCACAAAACTGGCGAACATTACCAGCCCTTAGTCGTCCTAGTATCTTTGGAAAAGCTTTGTCGGCAATAGTTGGCGATACAACATCTATTTCATCTACCAGTACATGAGAAAGGTTCAGACCAATAATCCTCGACCAGTTCTCAAAGCTGCGGCATAGTAACTTGCTGTCGCCTTCCTTAAAGTGCAAAGTATATTCTGGCAGTGGACTAGCTCTAAATGTGTAAGGTATTTCATATTGTTCAAGGAACAATTCAAAGTCTGTTTGCCAAATGTCACGAATTAATGGGGCAGTCGGTTCCATAACAGCACCAATAAATCCAATATTCATAGCAGCCAGCTTGACCGCCATACTGCATAAGGCTCTTGTCTTACCAGCACCATATCCAGCAGAAAGCCCAACTATCTCATTCTGATTATCAAAGAACTGTTGCTGCGGTGGGTGTAAGTCAGCCCTGA